GCGGCAGGCGCGTTGACGTTGATTAGCGCCACCACCATCGGCACCGCCGTAAGCAGCGTCACGGTGTCGAGCGCGTTCAGCAGCACGTACGACAACTATTTCATCACCATCAGCGGCGGCGCAGCAAGCACGTCCGTCGACCTCATTATGCAACTTGGCGCGACGACGACAAACTACACGCGCACCGGCTACTTAGTGACGTTGGGTTCGGCAACGCTCACGGGCTTCACCGGCACCGATTGGCGCGTTGGCGGTGGTAGCACCGACAGCATCATGGGCATGGTCAACCTATTTGGGCCTAACTTGACGAAACGCACGACCGGCGTGACAGACTACATTCAGCCGGTCACCAGCGGCGCCGCAGTACACGGGTTTCTCTTACTCAATGACACGACGTCATACACAGCGTTCACCATCAGCACGAACACCGGCACGATCACCGGCGGCACAATCCGCGTCTACGGATACGCCAACAGTTAGGAGACGCCATGACGTACAAAGTGCAGATCGACGACACCGTGCGTGACGCGACAGCCGACGAGGCAGCCGCCATTGACGCGCAACGCGCCAACGCAGCCGCGCAAGCCGCAGCAGCAGACGCCAAAGCGGCGGCGCTCGCATCCGCACGCAAGAAACTCCGCGACCTGCTCACCGACGACGAAATCGCCGCACTGTTGGGAGAGTGACGTGGACAAGAACGCGCAACTACAAACCGCGGACCAGACACTGAAAGGTGCCGTGATCGCGTTGGCGGTGTATCTTGCGGCTAAATACGACCTGGACATGCAACTGGTGGCGTTGGCGATACCAGTGGCGTCAGGCGTGCTTGCGGCGATCAGCACCCGGTTCGGTAATCGTTCCACCGCTTGTCTGTTCGTCGCGAAAAACGAAACACCTGAACCGTGACGCCGTACGCCGTGCCGTCCTACCCGGTGACGGCCGGCAAGTTGGCAGGCACCGAGGAATGGGCGAAACAGGCGGCCGCGCATTCCGGTGGCGCGTTGTGGAATAACGGCACGTGGGTGAACCGTGACGTTCGCGGAAAACCCGGCCAGGTGTCGAACCATGCGCGCGGTGTCGCCCTGGACCTATCGTTCCGCTACTATCCGCAACAGCAGAAAGGCGCGAGCGACGGTCGCGCCAAAAGTCTGGCATTCATGCGGCAAGCGTTGGACGCGTGGCAAGTGTTGGGCATCGCCCTGGTGATTGATTATTGGCCGCAACCGTACGGCCGGTCGTGGCGTTGCGACCGGACCACGTGGCGCAAGGCGACCGCACCGACGTTCACCGGGGCGCCTGGCGGCGACTGGTGGCACGTAGAACTGGCGCTCGAACTGGCGCAAGATCCGGCCAAGGTCCGGGCGGCGTTCCGCCAGGTATTCACCACCGCATAACGCCGCCCCGCTACGGTGAACCCCACAACCGATAGGAAGGCAGCAACCTTATGACGGAAACAGCAGCGGAACCCGTGCTGATCGTGTACGAAGTGTTTACCGGACTGATGCCCGACGGCACCAGCGTCATGGTGCAGGTGTTCCGCAAGAAAGGCGAGGATCGTTCGATCATGGCACAATTAGCGCTAAGGCCGCACAAGTGGGCCACGTGGGGGCCACCGATACGCCTGGACGAACAGCACCAGGTCACTGAAAGCCCGAGCGCGTGAACGTCACCGCGGCGATAGCCGCCACACTGTTCGGGTTGGCGTCATCGGTTGCGGTGCTTACTGCACGACACACCCCCCCGGCGGCCGTGGTACCGGCCGCAGTGTATGAAAGCACCGCAACCACCCCAACGGCGCCTTTGACGGCCCGAAACACGCGCCAGGAAGCCCCAGGAAGCGACGAAACGGCACCCCCCGCGGTGACGGTACCCCCCAGTTGCGAACATTACGTGGGGTTGGCGTGGGCGTTGGGGTGGCCCAAATCCGAACTTGGCACGTTGGCGTACGTCATGCGCGCGGAAAGCGGGTGCCAGGCGGACGCCGTGGGCGACCTGAACCGGGGCGGTTCGTTCGGCCTGATGCAGGTGCACGTGCCGACCTGGTGCCACGGCTCGAAGTATTGGCCGGGCGGGTGGCTTGCGGCGCACGGTTCGGTCGGCCCCGAGGAATGCGAGAAACTGTTGGATCCGGCGACGAACTTGGCGGCGGCGCTGTTGATCCAACGCGAGGGCGGGTGGCGGCAGTGGACCACGTGGCGCCCGTGACGGACACTTGGCCCGACCGGGCGGGCGTCATGCGCGACCTGGTGAACGCCGCCGAAAACGCGGACTTGTTTACGTCGCTGTTGGCGATACGGGCGCTTGCCCTGATACGGGTGCAGTTGGCGGAACTGGACAGGTTGCGCGGAACGGTTGCGGCGTTGCAACACCTGAAAGGGGTGTACGCCTGACCTACCGCAGTTATCCGCCCGAACTGTTGGCGCGAGGCGTGGTGGTGCCGCTCATGCCGCACGAGGTTGCCGCCGTGCGCCGGCACCGCGAGATCGTGAACGACGCGGCGTACGCCGACGGACGCCGACACCGGCACGATTGGCACCCCGACAGCAGCGAGGAACAGCGGCGGCAGATTGTCGGCTGGTTGGGCGAATACGCGACTGCGAAACACTTGGGCGTCAAGTACCACTTCGCCACGAACTACCAGTGGGAACGGCACGACGTTGCCGGGTTGGAGGTTCGCAGCACTGAACGGGTGGACGGCGGCCACCTGATTACTTACCCCGACGACAAGCCCGCGCCGTACGTGCTCGCGTTAGTGCACCGGATCAGTGTGCACAAGTTCGACGTGGTGCTCGCCGGGTGGATCGACTTGGCGGACGCCAACACCGACCGGCACTGGCGCACGAACATGCGATCCCCCGCGTATTGGACGCCGCAGGCCGCGTTGCACCCTATGGCTACACTTGGCCGCGTAATCCAACTGGAAGGCAGCAGCGCATGGCTTGGCAACTGAATGACTACGTGGACGTTCCGCACCGCCTGAAAATGGTGGCGGAAAAGTACCCGGAAGTTCGACTGGTGGAAAGCGAGCCGGTGATCCGTGAACTTGGCGGCAAACTGTTCCTTGAAGTGAAGGTGACGGCGTACCGTGACCCGAGCGACCAGCACCCGGCGGTGGCGTACTGTTGGGAACCGTGGCCGGGCACGACACCGTACACCGCGGACAGTGAGCAGATGAATGCCGCGACATCGGCGCTTGGCCGAGTGTGCGCGTTGCTGTTGCCTGGCGCGTTCGCCAAGCAGGCAAGCGCGAACGAGGTGTTTCACCGGGCGGGGCCGCCCGCCAGGCCGGCAGGTCCGGTGCCGGTCGTGGGCGGCGGCGAAGATCCGTTTCCTACCACGATGCGCGCCGACCCGCAGATACGGGCGATCGTGCAGCAGGAACGCGACAAAAAGAAAGCCGCGAACGCCGGCGCACCGATCACCCAGCCGCAGATGAAAATGTTGGGCGCGACCGCCAGGCGCAAGGGCTTGACGGTGGCGGAGGACGTGCGGCAGTTCGTGGTGGACGTTGTGGGCCGTGACGTGACCGGCGCTCGAGACTTGACTAAGGCGGAAGCGTCGCAGGTGATCGACAAGTTGGGCGAACTACCGGACAAGGCGCAACCGTAGTGGTGTCGCGCAACCTGGTGCACGGCGAAGCCGCCGTCTATTACGAGGACGAAAGCGTGAAACTGTTGCACGGTGACGCGCTCGACGTGATGGTGCACCAGGCGCGCGAAGGGTTGCAGGTTGATGCCGTGGTGACCGACCCGCCGTATTCGTCCGGCGGCGCGATGCGCAGCGATAAGATGCGCGACGTGGTGGAAAAGTACGCCAGCAGCGGCGTGCAGCGCGACTACTCGACGTTCGACGGCGACCACCGCGATCAGCGCGCCTACTTCGCGTGGTCCCACTTGTGGCTGTCGCTCGCGCGCAACATAACGCGCCCCGGCGGCGATCTGTTGGCGTTCATAGATTGGCGGCAGTTGCCGACGTTGTCTGACGCGGTGCAGTCAGCGGGTTGGCAGTGGCAGGGTGTCGGTGTGTGGAATAAAGGGTTCGGGCGCCCCAACCGCGGCCGGTTCAGCGCCGGCCACGAACTGATCCTTCACGCCACGAACGGCCCGAAAGAACCGGTGGAACGGTACACCCCGGCGGTGTTCACGTCGCCGATAGAACCCGACAAGGTGCACCTATCGCAGAAACCGGTGGCGGTCATGGAGTGGGCGCTCAACCTGGTGGACCCGGGTGCTAAGGTGCTCGAACCGTTCGCAGGATCCGGCACCACACTGGTGGCGGTGAAGGCAACGGGCCGGTACTGCATAGGTATCGAAGCCGACCGGCAACACCTGGAAACGATTGCGAAACGCTGCCAAGAGACGTTGCGGTTCGCGTAATACAACCGAGAGATCCCGACAAGGGGGCAACGGCTCGCCGAAGTAAGCCGTGCACGTGGAAACCGTGGGCGACTAACAATCGTCACTTCGCCCGTTAGACAGGCCGGGCAAGCCCGCGCGCATTCGCATGGCGTCGCGGCAGTGTGAACCGAGCGTTAGTCGGACGGCGTGGGCCCAGGGACACGTCCGCCCGCGGTAGTCTCGCAGCAACAGAAAGCAGCACGGTGAAAAAAGTACGCGCAACCTACCCGGTGATCGAATGGCTTGGCACTTGCACCAAGTGTGGAGAGACGAACCTGGCGCGCCAGTTCGGTGATGAGATCGTGGAAGGTGAACCCGTGTGCGTGGCATGCACGAGAAACCTGCCGGCAACCGAGCGCAGCGAGGGCGCCAGGCCAAGCGAAGCGCGGCAGCGGTAGCCCCCATGCCCCGGCGAACATCGAACCCGACCTACCGGCGAAACCGCGCGCAACTACTCGCCGACGCCCCACTATGCCACTGGTGTAAAAAACGAAAAGCAACCCAAGCCGATCACCTAATCGAAGCCGACCGCGGAGGAACCGACGAACTAGACAACCTGGTCCCCGCTTGCGCCACGTGCAACGGCAAGCGCGGCCAGGCGTACGGCAACGCCAAGGCCCGAGCACGACAAGCCAAGCGCCCCAACGTGCCCCAAGCGACGCGCAAGCGAAAAAAAACCGAACCGCGCCTTTTGGATCGGGCAACGCCCCGCC